GGGAAGATGAAAACGCAAGAATTGGATTCTCTCGTAACCAGACATTGATTGACCTCAGACATATACCAAATGATATTAAAGAGAAAATCATAAATACTTATGAAGAAACAATACCTGTTAAAGGTAAAATTTTGGATTACTTTATTGCAAACAAACTTAAAAGCCTAATAGAAGTAATTGAGGAATTCTAATGATGATAAAAACCCTGTATGAACTTTTTGATGAATTTGAACTGGCTAAAAATAAAAAAGAACGAATGGATTTGATTGGTAAAAATCTATCACAACCACTTGTTACTGTTTTAAAATTAGCTTATCATCCAGATTTTCAATGGAAAGTAAAAGAGTTGCCTGAGAACTATAAATTACCAACTGATATGATGCCAGGAATTACATATGACAGTTTGAACGCACAATTGCGCAAATTGTATATGTTTAGAGTTGGTGATGAAACTGCTGAAAAATTAACAGAAAGAAAAAGAACGGAAATACTAACACAAATATTGGAATCTATTGAACCGAGAGAAGCCGAAGTAATTTTGGGTATTTTCCAAAAAGATTTAGGTGTTAAGGGTTTAGATTACAAATTTGTGAAAGAGGCATTTCCAGATTTAATCCCATGACCAAAGAAAAAATCATAGTTACATCCGGTGACTTTGATCCACTTACTGTTAAGGAATTACATTTCCTTAAAAGGTGTCGCAAGAAAGGCGATTGGTTAATTGTCGGCATTCATTCAGATATGTCCGTATACATGAAAACAAATGGCATTTATGCGACATGTGATGACCGAACTGAAATACTACAAAACATAAACTGTGTAGATGAAGTTCTTAGATTCAATGATGCGGATGGTACAGTCTGTAATCTCTTAAAGTTAGTGAAGCTCTGTTATCCTCAAGCAGAAATCACTTACATTTCCGATTATGATATGCATAATAGGCCGGAGACAAAAATTAGAGGTATTACTTTCGAAGTGTTAAAATAAGGAGCAATGGTGTCAAAATTTGTGGCAAAGTTTCGCAAAGAAAAAGATTATAGTGACGATTATAGTCATTCGTCAAAAAAGAAAAATGGAAAGCGACATGATCCTGTAAAACGGATGATGAAACAAAATTATGATGAATTATTACAGGATTTTGGTGACGATTACCAGACTGCAAGAAAAAAGTTTAAACGAATGTATTAATACTTAGTGTTGTAGGACAACAACACATTACTTGACTTGTTCCTCCATTGTGTTATAATAGACACATTGGAGGCAATATGATAATCTACGCAAATATTCGTAAAAGTAAAGTCAAACTCAAACCTAAGCAGGAGCGTGAGGAATACACTGCTTGGCTCGAAAAACATCAAACCCCCATTGTTACAAAGCGTAAACAATTCAATTTATCCTCATATAAACTATCTCCAGCGCCAGGTCGTGAAACCGTGCGCTATCCGTCATTAAATACAGGTGAATGTGGTGCAACAAAAGCGTCACCAAAGGTTTATACCGGCACAAAAGTGCTCGGAATTGCAACTATGCACAAATCTAACGCTGTTCCTGTGTTTAACAGCGAAGAAGCTGTTGAAATTTCAAGTATGAGGCGCTAAAATGGAACGAAAAATCAATTTTGTCGTAAAATTACAACGACCTGTCTGCCGGACGCCAATCAAACCTTTACAAAAGCACAAAATTGTAGTAAAATACATAAGAAGACCAAAACACATTAAACAAGGACTAGAAAATGATTGAATTAGCTGAAGAAAATAACGAAAAACATGAAAAATATGATTTTACTGACTTGAATGAGGTAATTCGTAAGTGGGCTGCACTAACAGGACATGAAAATGACCAATCTTGGTATCAGAAAATGAAAGAAATGTATGAGTAAACCTTATTTTATTGATTTGATTGATGCAAATGATGGTACAGGCGATTCAATTTTGCAATTTCCTGATGAATTGCTTGCTGAAACTGGATGGAAAGAAGGTACCGTGTTGAATATGAGAGTAGAAGAATCTCCAACAGGTAATGTTATTATTGTAACTGAGAAAAAAGATGTTTGAAAGTAAATCGTTATTGGCCAAACTAATGGCAACAGAGAATTTAACCATCGAACAGCGTAAAGTGACTACGGCTAGTTTTAATGTTAAAGAACGAATTCTCACTATTCCAATTTTAGATAATAACATTTCCGCACCTGTTATGGATTTGTTTTTTGGCCATGAAACTGGTCACGCTCTGTATACACCGTTAGAAGGTTTAATGTCCGCCAGAGAAAAGAAATTAATTCAATCCGTTCTCAATGTGGTTGAAGATTCACGCATTGAACGTAAAATCAAAACAAAATATCCAGGTCTTAAAAACTCCTTTGTGAAGGCATACAATGAATTGGTCGAAAAAGATTTCTTTGGTACAAAAGATAAAAATATTAATACATTTAACTTTATTGACCGTGTTAATCTCCATTGTAAAGGTGGTGCAACTCTTGCTATTAAGTTTACTGATGATGAACGCCGTCTTTTACAAGATGTGGAATCTACTGAAACGTGGGAAGATGTCGAAGAAGTAACCAGACGCATTCAAAACTTTATGAAAGCTCAGTTTGAAGAAGAAAAACGTAAAAGAAAAGCCAAAGGTGAAGAAGATGAGGATGAAGAATCCGAAGAAATTGAATTAGAAGAAGGTGATGAACCTAATGAAGATGGCTTTGGTAAAGATGAAACCGAAGAATCCGAAGAAGGTGATGAAGATGATGGTGAAGAAGGTGATGCTAAATTACCTGGAACAGAACCTGGCGACCAAGAAATTCGTTCACATACTGATGATGCCTATCGTGCAAACGAGAGTAAATTATTTTCCACAGATAATATGCATTTCATGTATATGAATATTCCTAAATTTGATATTCAAAAAGGTATTTGGGATTATAAATCATTATATCAACAATATGTGGATGAAGGCAATACAGTTGATAAAACAGAATTCAGCAAATTCCGCCGTGAATCTAGTAAAGTAGTTTCTTATCTTGTCAAAGAATTTGAGTTACGTAAGAATGCTGACCAAATGAAACGTGCCAGTATTTCTAAAACTGGTGACCTGAATCTAAACAAAATATTTTCATATCAATTTAGTGAAGATATCTTTAAAAAGATGACGGTGGTTCCTGGTGGTAAGTCACACGGTCTAATCATGTATTTGGATTGGTCTGGTTCTATGGCACAACACATTGCTAATACACTTAAACAGTTATTCAATTTGACAATGTTCTGTAAGAAAGTTAATATTCCATTTGAAGTATATGCTTTCATTGATGAAACAGACTCAAGCCGTACATATAGGATGGCAGCTAAACAAGGCGATGTACAAACAGACTATTTTTGTTTGTTAAATATTCTATCAAGTAGAATGTCTGCTTCTGAATATATGACTGCTGGTGGTGCTTTGTTCCATATGGCAGGTCTTGGTTCTTATCGTTTTCCTGGTCGTACTCCACACTGGTTCAGAATGGGTGGCACACCGCTGAATGAAGCAGTAATCTCTGCCATGGAAATTGTTCCTCATTTTCAAAAGAAGAATAAATTACAAATTGTCAACACCGTATTCTTAACAGATGGTGATGGTAGTTATTTGAATAATGTTTATTCTAGTGATACTGGTTATACCGATTCTTTTAGAGAACAGAAACCAAAAGGTGCTGCATCACGAATTGTTTTCCGTGATACAAAAACAAAACACGAACAATCATATGATGATGATTATAGAAATTACAGTTCACTCCGTATGCAACAAACTTCCACTTTGATTAAATTATTAAAGTTGCGAACAAATTCACATGTGATTGGTTTCTTTGTTGGTGGAGCCAGAGATATTCGTAACCGCCTAGGTGATTTCTTTCCAGGCGCTAGTTTTTATGACATTGAAAAGAAGAAAGAAGAATTCAGAAAATCAAAATTCTTGGTTGTCAATGCAACTGGATTTGATGATTATTATATTCTACGGTCAAATGGCCTAGATACTGACGAAGATGCGGAACTCGAAGTTAAAGAAAATGCAACTACCCGTGGCCTTGTAACTGCTTTCAACAAGTATGCTGGTGGTCGTATTAACAACCGTGTTATATTAAACAGATTTATTGGATTAATATCCTAAAGGAGAAAAAATGAACTTATACAGTCAATTTAGAAACGGCAATAGAATGGCTATTGTCGAAAAAGATCCAGCATTAGGTCGTGGTAACTTAATGTCAAGATGGTATGTAACAATGTCTATTGATGGTAAAACAATTCAAAAGACTGCTACACTAACCGAAATTGAAGCAGCAACTCTTGCTGAAGATTTTGTACATATGGGTTCAACTGGTGGACCCACATTATTGAATGAGAATATTTCTAATGGATAATCAGGTTAAAGAGGTGTTCTGTATTGCACAAGAAGAATGTGCAGAAGTTACACAGGC